ATTGACCCGACCTATCATGCCGACGCTGCCGGCTCTGTGGCTCCAACACGCGAGTGCGCCGGACCTGCCGGCAGCGGATGCGTCTTAAGCCATAGCGCGTGAGCAGTAACCATCGGATTGATTCGTACCTTTAGCCACCACACGGGTTCGTCGCCGCAGCGGTGGACCTCGCGATGGTGGCCCCGGCACAATGGCACGGTGAATTCATCGCTGACCTTACGGCCGAGCGCGGGGCTTTGCGCAAAGCGTAGATGGTGGGCATCCGCTGGCTGCCGGCCGCAAACGAGGCAAGGCTGCTTGGCGACGTATCTGACGTGATCCCGATCCCGTATCCGACGGGGCTCTGGGAAAGCTAGCACGGTCTTATCGATGACCGTGGGGTGCGACGCTTGTCGCGACTTTTTTCGATTTGGCTTGCGCTGATCCATCGCCTGTGGCGTCTGGGTCTGCCCGGAAGCCTCAGATGTCAGAGGCGCGTCCACGGCATCGATCGCAAGAGGCGTGAGGATTGCAACGCGTGCTCGGAAAGCTTCCTCGACGCGTGCGGCATCGGCCGCGGTCAATCGGTTCTTTTCAGGAAGGCACCGCTGCGCCCAGATGGCCGCGTCGTCGGTTGAGGCAAGTTCGTTGAGTTCACCGAGCAGTCGATCGCGTAGTTCCGCCGATGCGTCCGCTCCAAGCATGGGCGGCGCGGCGGAGCTCGAGCGGTCCTTGCCGCTTCGGCCCATGTTTGCCCGTTGGCTCGGATGTTCGTGACCGCCGTTGAGCTTTCCATGACCCCTCGGCTTTTGCTGACCTGATGTCGATTGCGTTGGGGTCGCGAGGTTAGGGGCGTCGAGATCATCCTCGCCGGCGATCCCGACCAGCGTGAATAACGCATAGCGGCGCGCATAGGTCAGCGCCGCGCCCATCCGATGTGGGGTCGCGGTTTCGCTGATAGCACAGACCGGCCAGTCCGAGGCGATCCATTGGCCGGAAGAATGCGCCAGCACCGTTGTGAGATTGACTACCCCGGCGGTCTGATCGATTGCCGTGGTCTGCAGAGTAGCGATCTCATGCTGGCCCAACGTCTTGCGCACAATCTCCAGCCCACTTGATAGCGGCGCGTAGCGAAACGATTTCCCGGCGCCGCTCGGGCCGTCTGACTCAATGGTCGCCACCAGCGACTTCTCCGGATTGACAAGCTCAGCTTGAGCCTTGGCGAGTGCCGTCGCCAAGCGGCCGATTGATTCACTGGAACGCTGCATGGTTGTCCTCCTCCTTGAGGAGATTGAAACTGATGGCTCCTGATTTCGAGCGCTTGGCGCGGATGCCATGACCGATGGCTTGGTGAGCATCTTCCGGCATCAGGCTTTTGAGTTCGGCTTTAGCTTGCTCATGTTCGAGATGCGCCGACCGGGTCCGCGAAAAGACCCCAGCGAACTCGGCCCAAGCATTCGAGGCACTCATGTCGACGATGCGCACGGCTTCGATGCGCGGTCGCGGCGGTTCGGCGCCGAACAGTGTAGGGGGCTTGCCATTCTCGACGCAGCGCCAGAATTTCCGCTCGGCGGTGACAATCAGATGCTGGTAGAGGGGGTCGGCATGGGTCTTGATCTCAACCCATTTACCGCCGCCGGTAATGATCGAGAGCACCGCGCTCCTCGCCGCAACGACCCACATGTTATGCTGCAGCTGCGGCATGTATTTCTCGGCGGCCGCCTCTTCGGAAAAATACCAGGGCAGCATGAACTTCGACTCGAACACAGCGCCGCTCGCCCCAACGCGCCCGTCGAGCGTGGCAGCGAGCCAGCGGATGGTCGGATGGCGGACGTGCTTCTGGATATCGGTGATGACCTGACCGGTATTGGCCTCGTACCAGCGCCGGTTCAGCTCCTCGGTGACGAGCCCAAGCTGGACAATGAGGTTGCCCGACAGGTCCTCGGGCTCCACCTCACCGCGCTTCTCGCGCCACAGCCGGATGAGCGCGGCTTCGTCCTCGCCCATGATGATCCGGGCATCCGAGCCGCCGATGAAGTAGCGGCGATCCGCCGCCTTACCCCGGCCGCTCATACCGCTCATATGCCCCTCCCCGACAAAGCATCCGCGGCCCGCCGCAGCGTGCCAGACACCTCGGATGTGAGGTCAAAAAGCAGCGCCTCGATTTGGCGCAGATCGAGCCCGCCCAGGGCGTTCTGCGCGGTGTCGTCGAGGATCACCGTCATATAGAGCGACAGAGCGCAGAGCAGGCTTCTCAGGTGATCGGCGCGGTTTTCGAGATCAATTGCCTCGGGGTCGAGGCGGATCGGCCATGGCGGGTTCGCCGCTACGGCGCCGACGAACGCAGCGTGTACTGCCTGGATCGAGTTCCGGGATGGCTTGGCGCCTGTAGTAAGGGCGTGAACTAGGTTAGATACGTTATCAGCCTGGGCCATGGGGTTCCTCCGTGGCTTGGGTTAGAGCCGGGCAAGAGCGTCACCTCTTGCTCGGCTCGCCATTTTCCAATATCATAAATTAATGGGCGCGTCAATATCCAATATTGGAAAAAAGCGCGGTCGCGGAAGACCGTTTGTGGGCGCCGAACCAGTAATGGTGAGGTTGTTGCCAGGGCAGGCTGCAGCAGTCGACAGATGGCGAAAGGCTCAATCCGACAAACCAGGTCGCCCCGAAGCCATTCGCCGGCTGATCGATATGGCACTGGCGATCAAGGCCAAAAGGCCAAACACCGACGCAAAGTAACGTAGCGACTGAACCTCTATGGCGGTTCTGATCGAGGTTGCGTTGGCGATCAAGGCCAAGGAACCAGCGCCGAATGGTTCGAGCCGGGGGAATTGCAGCGGGGTCGTCGACTGGCGTAGGGCTGAAACGACCGCCGCTACCGTACCGCGCCGACGACGCGTCCGACCTACGGGATGTGCTCCGCATCGATACGCGCCGGATGATACCAAGCCATTATTTTACTTGCAAAATTTTACTTGCAAAATTGTTCGTTTTTCGCTAGCGTACCCTCAATTGTAGTAGACCGATTGCGCTTGAGCCGCCATGGGGCAGTGCTCGGCAGTCCCCTCGCTACAACAGAACACCTTCACCGGCCATGCGGCCCGGCTGGGTTTCGTAAACCCAAACCGAGGAGCCCGCCATGGCCAAGTGTGTTTTTCATAACAACGTAGACCGGATTCCCGGCGCCGCCAGTGCGACGCCGGCGTCATTGACGAAGCTGCACATCGAATACATTCGTCCCGAGCGTCTGTGTTCTTCGCCGAACAACGCCCGCACGCACTCGAAAAAGCAGCTCAAACAGATTGCGCGCTCGATCGAGCGGTTCGGCTTCGTCAACCCCGTGCTCATCGACGAAGACTTGCGGATCATCGCAGGACACGGGCGCGTGGCCGCCGCAAAGATGCGCGGCCTGCGCGAAGTGCCGACGGTTCGTTTGTCCAATCTCTCGCCGGCGCAACGGCGCGCCTATGTCATCGCCGACAATCGGCTGGCTGAACTGGCGGGCTGGGACCGCGAGTTGCTGGCGGCCGAACTGCAAGGGCTGCTCGATCTTCGATTTGACGAGGTCGAACTGACCGGATTCTCGCTCGGTGAGATCGACGTCTTGCTCGATGGGACGGTGGAAGAGACGGCAGCCGCGCCTGACGACGAACTCGCGGTCGAACGCTCGGCGGTGTCGCGACCGGGCGATCTGTGGATCTTGGGGTCGCACCAGCTGCTCTGCGGTGACGAACCGCTTTCATGCGACCTCATCGTCCGGCGCTGGCAGCACTACACCGGCAAGGTCGCACGGCTTGCAGGGTCGGATCTGACCTTTGCGCAGGTGGAAGCGAGCCGCCTTGCAGCGCAAAGCGCGTCCGCCGGCGAGAGCTCAGGGGGGCAGTGACATGTCCGAAAAAACCAATCCCACACACGGCGAGCCGCCGGGCTCTCAGGCCAACGGCTCGGAGGACAACCCGGCCGAAGAGTACAAGGTCGGCCCTGGTCGTCCGCCCGTGGACAGCCGGTGGCAGAAAGGCGGTCGGTCACCAAATCCACTTGGCCGGCCGCGGAAGGAACAGTCGATGCTTCCGGACGTGCGGCAGGCATTCGAGCAGGCCATCAACAAGAAGGTCGCGGTTCCCCGCGGCGACAAGACAGTGCGGATGACCAGGGTCGAAATCGGCCTCGAGCTGCTCCTCAACCAATTCGCCAAAGGTGACCGGCACGCGCGTCGCGACCTCATGGCACTCGCCGACAAGCTGGGCATCGATTTCTTGGCCAAACACAAACAAACCCTTGAGCAGGCGCTCACCCCCAACTATCAGGCTATCCTCGAAGCATCTTTCGCGCGCCGAAGCGGAAACGTTGCGCCGGCCCCGCGTGTGGTGGCTTCGTCGGAACTCCTCGATGACGATGCCGCGGAGCCTGAACCACCGGCTCCACCACCGCCGAAGGCGAAGATCGAGCCGGCGCTCGAGCCTCCGCAAATACCTGGCCAAAAGCCGTTCAGCCAAATGACCCCTTATCAGAGGCGGGCGTGGTACCCGGACTGGCCCGCGCAGAAGGAGAGGCTGTTGCAGGAGAGGGCGAAAGCGGCCGCGAAAGCGAACCAGCCATGACCACGCCGTTACATGCTGCGGACGAATATCCGCCGGGCCTTGTGCTGCGCGCGACGCTGGCGCTCGATTTCATGGCGTTCACCGAATTTGCGTTCGGCGTGGTGCGGCCGAATACGCTGTTCAAGCCCAACTGGCACCTCGAGGTCCTGGCGCACAAACTGTCTCAGGTTGCCGCCGGCGAGGTCAGGCGATTGATCGTCACCATCCCGCCGCGCAACCTGAAATCGCTGTTCGCATCGGTCGCGCTCCCGGCCTGGTTTCTCGGCCACAACCCATCGGAACGCGTCGTCACAGTCTCGTATTCGGATCAGCTGGCGCGCACCCACGCCAACGATTTTCGCCAACTGGTCAATCATCCGATCTATCAGGCCACCTTCCCGACCATGCGACTGGCCCGCGACACCGACCGGGAAATCGTGACCACGATGCGCGGCAAGCGCTACACCACCTCGATCGAGGGCACCTTGACCGGACTGGGCGGCAACCTGGTGATCATCGACGATCCGCTCAAGCAAGAAGATGCGCATTCCGAAGCGGTCAGGAGGCGGACGATTGAGTGGTATCGTTCCACGCTGCTGAGCCGCCCGGACGACAAACAGGTCGCTCGCATTCTGCTCGTCATGCAGCGTGTGCACCAGGACGATCTCGCCGGTTACCTCGAGGAGCAAGGCGGATTTGAAATCTTGAACCTCCCGGCAATTGCCACGCAGACCAAAACCTATGAGCTCGGCGGCGGCCGCAGCTATGTGCGGCAGCAAGGCGAGCTCCTGCACCCGTCGCATGAACCGGAATCGGTGCTCCGCGAACTCAAACGCGAAATGGGGCCGATCGCCTTTTCCGCGCAGTATCAGCAGAGCCCGATCCCGCCGGGCGGCACGATCATCAAACGGAAATGGTTCACTTCCTACGATTATGTTCCCATCCACGCCCCGGGGGATCATATCATTATGAGTTGGGACATCGCGTTCAGCGAGCAAGAGAAGGGCGACTATTCTGCGTGCGTCGTGTTGTTGCGCCGAAGGGAAGTGTTCTTCGTTCTCGAAGTGATTCGGGGGCGTCTACGTTTTGACGACCTCAGGCGCAAGATTTTGGAGGTCAAAAGACGCTATGGGGTGGGGACGCTCCTGATCGAGGACTCGCCCATCAGCAAGGGCCTTATTCAGAGCCTCGAGGAGAGTTCGATCAACGTGACCAAGTACGCACCGGAAACCGACAAGCTTTCGCGCCTGATTGCCCAGTCCGATCTGTTCAAGGGTGGTTCGGTGCGGCTTCCCAAGAGTGCACCTTGGCGTGAGGATTTCACGGCCGAACTTCTTGCCTTCCCCGGCC